TCGTCGGTATTTTCCCGAATTTTATCTTCTAATGTTAAAGGTTTAACATCAATTTCTCCGGTAATCTCTACCAACTTTTCCCTAACTTTACGAAGTAGGGAGTCAAGATTTCTTTCTAAACGCGTTAAACGAACAGCGTCTTCAAATCTTTCTGCATCTATCCTTCGATAGTCTGACAACAATTGGTCATTAAAAAATGCTAATTGTCCAATGTCATACTTCAACACATCATTGGTCTGTGTTATCCACTTCCGTTGTTCTTCAACGGTAACTGTCAATTCGCAGATTTTCTCTACTGCGATCTCTAATTTGCCATTCATTTTTTCAATCATTTGTTGTAGATGGGCGCTACCCATCAAATCGTTTGAATTATTTTCGTTAATTGTAGCCATGATTGAAGAGGTTTATTAAAGTGAGGGTTACGAATCGTCGCTACCCACAACGCACCTACTTTTACTTTAGACGCAAAAATAGGAAACAAACTGCTTTTTAATGTCGTTTTCCGACACCAACTTTTAACGAGGTTAGGGTTCTCGTTCACTTGCCCACAGGGTGTTCATGTGTACTCTACTCTATTTATCTATGTGTTAACAAAAAGTCCCGTGCTTTCGGCCAGAGATATTGCTATCTCCTTTTATCCGGCCCTCCAATATGGGGTACAAGCCCATACCTTTGTTTTTGATGCTAACAGATAAATATTTCAATTCAATGCTTCATCTAGGTACGTGAACCAAAACTTAAATTCTAATATATCATTTTCCAAATCAAATCAGTTGTTTATTTCTTGGTTGTCAATACAGTCCACTTTTCTTTATCTATTACAAATTGACGAATATATCGTTCCACTGAAATTGGAACATGAATAAATTTACGGACTCCGATTGACTCGGATGAATAATAAGATTCGTCATCTTTTCTCCAAAATAAATTTATCCATGACGTAAAATTCTTTTCGCGTACTTGAGGGGCAGAAGGCCCCAGATTTACTTGTGAAGCAAATGAATCTTGTTCAAAATTAATCATAGTGCTGAATTTTACGTTTTCAATAACTCTACCTGTGATGTCATAAGCAAAGTTAGCACTACTACAATATTTCCTCTGATGTTTTAACCATTTACGCGATACTCGATGTTGTATGGTTTGAGGTTTTCGATTTACATCGAAAGAAAATAAACTTAAAATTAGACTCTGTGTTAAAGAGTGATTGTTGATTTTATTCGCTTGGATCAAACTACTATTAATTTCATTTCTCTCCCGAATACCAGATTCAATCATGTCTGGAAGGGTCTTCCTCTCTCTACAAAGTTCATTACTGACACTTTGAAGAATACCTCCTTTATTTATACAGCAGGGAGTTTGCTGTTGTGGTAAGGACTCGTTTTCTATTTCTTTTACATTGTTATTTACTGAACACCTTACTAGTTCAGACTTGGACAATGGCAAATATGAAATATACG